ACTATGGATACATGGTACAGTGAAAAGTATAGTATCCGTTCCAGATTACAAAATTATAGATACGTCTATGGAATATTTTTTGGATACTACCAAAACACCCAAAGAACTCGATGAATTTTGGGGTGAAGAAAGTGAGGAATGGGACGAGGAAACGGAAAGTTTTTTTAAAACTTTAAACTTTACGGACTATAAAAATACCAAAATCCCGGAAAACGTTACGAAAACATTGGTTCGTGTTAAATATTGGTACGATAATAAGGTATATAAGTATTTGACGTACGACATGAATCATCCATGGCCACCACCACATGAAAATGGTTTCATGTTTAACATACCAATCGTATCAGCTGTTTTGCTCGATTCGGATGATAAACCGGTTAAGGATATATTGAATAAAATTAGACGATATTCGGGCCCACGTAAAGATTTTCATAATGAAAAAATTAAGATAAGTGACATGTTATATTACGATATAGAAACGCTCGAAAATGATTTTCCAAAAATTAAATTAAAAAATGTATTTGGTATATCTAAAACAGTGAGTACTGTAGACGGTTACGTTACTGATCTTCGGGTACCTTAGTTGCCAAATAAAATTTCAGTTCACCTAAATTGGCGACATTATATTTTAATATCAAAAACCTATTCTGTTCTTCTTGCATGATTTGTACTGTAGAACACATACTCGTTGCTTTTGTAAATATATTCATGTACCGAAGAGAATATTCACCCGAAATTTTGGGACTCTCTTCCGTACATTCAATTTCGGTTTCCTGATTTGCAAAATCGCCCATACACTGTAATTTTAATTTTTTGTTTTCACGTGTTATCTCTATAATGTTACCTATATTATGCATATCTCTACATATCCGTTGAAAATCTACAGATGCCATCGGTGTAATTGTGGTCATTGTCATGTCTGGTACTTCAATTTGGTGTTCATTTATATCGAGTAGTTTTAGGGCAAACTTAGTACACGTTTTCTTTGATTCATTATGAATTTCTATATTCATAAACTCTTTAGAATTTATACTTATGACGAGAACGTCGTTATTGGTTATCGATTTAAGAAGTTTAAACGTGTTCGAAACATTTATACCCGCGATTATATCGGAGTCACACGAATACTCTTCAAAATTATCGGATGAAAGGTACATATCAATGAGTGATGTTCGAGCCGTATCCAGTGTTACTATATACATTCCATTGGGTTTGAAATATATGTTCACGTCGTTAAGTATATCTTTAAGTACTTCGAATGTTGATTTTATGGCACTTGCCTGAATTGTCGCCAATTTCATATCTGTCATATATTCACTTTATTTCTTTATATTCTTATTGTATGCATCCGAAACACTTTGGTTAATTTTATCTTCAAGTTCTGGTGTCATGGCCGGTTGTAAAGACCTACCGTAATCGTCTAACCCGAAAAGATCACCCGAACCTTCTCCGTCCAATGATGTTGTGGCACACCCACCAAAGTTACACGATTCTAAATCCTGAACAGGTAAAAGAGATTCTAACCAGTTTCGTATTTCATTACCAACCAAAAGTTTACCATTTTTTGTAAGCATTGTCGGAACACGTGTAATTTTGTTTTTGTACTGGGGTGGTATACCCAGTTTGTTAATGTTGTGGTAATTAACAATTTGTTTAAGTTGTGGATGTTTATTAATATAATCGATTATATCCAAACTGTGATTACATTGTGGACTATAAATTAAAAGGGACATATCTTAAAATAATTGTGTACTTTTTTTTAAGTAAAAAAACACGGAATGTCTGTCAAAAAAAGTCTCGACCACTAAAAAAAATTTTTATTTTTATGAATCATCTTCCTCAAGGAGATAGTTTTTTTTCAAAAATAAATTTCAAGAGTAGTTGGGACTTTTATTGACAGACATTTTATAAATTTTTTTACTGTTTGTTTTGTGTATACTTTTATTTTAAATATTTTTTTATATATAAATCAAACAGTAAAATAAAAATAAAAATCTTTGTCAAAAAAAGTCTCGACCACTAAAAAAAATTTTTATTTTTATGGATCATCTTCCTCAAGGAGATAGTTTTTTTTCAAAAATAAATTTTAAGAGTAGTTGGGACTTTTATTAACAAAGATTTTATTAATAAAAACTCTATATGTTTTGTGTATAAAAATGAATATAATTTAAAATAAATTTTAAAATAAAAATAATTAGTAATATTAAAACAATGAATATTGTATTGATACTATTAATACTTATTGTACTCATCACCATGTCCAGGACGGAAATGTTTACAGAACAATTTGGGTTTTCTGGGTATACTAAACCAAAAGATGTTATAATTTTAGAAGATACCGAAACGGATTTATCTGAATACGAAGAGTCTGGTGAAGATGTTGAAATATCTAACGATCTCATGCAAGAAATGGTATTTGCAACAAACAAAGAAGTTTCTAAAAAAACCGGACTTTGTACCTATATTATAGAAACAACATCAGTAAAAAAGTATATAAATAAGGCGTCGGGACAAGAAATGTATAGATGTATGTTCATGGCAGTTAAACATAAGGGATTTGCACTTGGTTTTGCCGTCACGTCTGATATGCGTATAATAGATGGTAAGGCCGTAGTCGTGAGTCTTCGTACTCAACCCATTGAGTATAAACCACCTTCCGACCCAAGTATTTACCAAAAATCTATAAAGGGTAAAGAATTTGAAGATTATACCAAAGTTAGACAGAGTGAAATAGACCTGGTCAAAAACGGAAAATTAATCGATAAGGCTGTATCTGAACCACAATCCATGTACGGAAAAATTAACATTTAAAACTCTAAAATAATTGTAATGATCAGTATCGATGAAATAACGCGTATAGCTGAAAAAAGAAACCGGTTAAAAAAGGAAACGTATACTAAGATTTACGAACAAATATCTAAAAAGATACGCCAATCCGTTGATTTGGGACACAAGTACCTTTTTTGTCAGATACCATCCTTTGTTATGGGGTATCCACATTTTAACAGGGTAAAGGCTACTGAATATATAAAGCGACAATTTGAAATAGGTGGTTTTACTGTTCAAACTATAGGTGAATTTGAATTGTGTATTTCGTGGCGCCCAAACAAAAAATCAAACAACCGCCACACTGAACCAGAAGAAGAGGAAGATTTTCCTTCATTCGTTAATCTTAAAAAAGCTGCAAATAAATACAGGAGAAATGCGTGAGAGTTAAAGTTTAATTATGTAAATATACTACAAATATGAGCGACCCTTTAAATATACTCACAGAAGCAAAAAGAGAATATATCGGTCAATTATGTTTACTTATGTGTCCCGTTATGATCGAAACTTTCGAAACCATGTATGAAGAAGCCTATAAACTTTCAAAAGGTCGAAAAGTTCTCGTCATGTACCAAAAACTTTTAAAAGAAGTTCCAAACTGGAGTGATTCCATGTCTAAAACACACACAGATAATATAACAAACAGGTGTGCGTGGTTTAACGACCTTTTAGCCGCCGTTTTTGTAAGCTGTGTTAAAATTTTATCTGCGGTTCGATTGAATAAAGAGAATAAGAAAATTTCACTTAAACTCCCAACGAACGAAGTTTTTATTCAAACGTGTTATAACAACGCCGCGAAAGATTTATATCAGGATCCATACATTTATCACGAAAACCAAAACGAACACGTAAGAAACGATAAGTTATATGAACGATTCTGTGCATGCATCGAAACTTCTGTAAAGGAACTCATACCAGTACAACAAATTTTACAAACGTATATGTCTCAAACACAAGAAGGTCAAGATTTGGATGTCGGTGAAGCTGAAGTTGGAGATTCAGAAGACCCCGATATTCTTGACGGCTACGAAGAGGAAACGTCAGAAGAACCATTCGATAATGAACCACCAATGCCCGAGCCTGAACAAGAACCAATGCCTGAACAAGAACCAATGCCTGAACAAGAACCAATGTCTGAACAAGAACCAGTTACGATGCCAGGCCAAACTTCACCATTAGATAATGAGTTTCGAACTATTACTACTAAACCAGAACCTCGTGTAGAGGAAGAAGAGGAAGGTGTTTTGTTTCCGGATGCATCCGAAACCCGTGCAAAAAAAGTTGGGTACTATTAAATGGAGTTTGAAGACTATTTAAGAGATCCCGCGTGGGCCGGAATAATCGCCGGTCTTATAACTGCTGGATATATACACTTTAAAGCAAAAATTAACAACGAAGGTAAGCTTCCAGTGAGTGCGTATGCAAAACCAGCTGCACTTACCGCAATTTTAGTATTTTTCATCGTCACGAATGGTTTAGGTAAGAAAGAGACTATATCGACGGAACCATTTTAATTTTCTAACTTAAAGATAATACACATATTTACGGTATAAAATGACTTCCGTGACCGCATTTAATGACATGATGGGTCAATTTCTTGTGGAACTACACAAGACATTTCCAGAAGAAAAGGGCTTGAAAAAATGTTTGTCAGCTTTTGATTTAATGAAAGCCTCTAACCCACGTTTAGTGGTAGACGGTTTCATGAAAGGTGTTACGCCATACGCTGATAAGATTTCGTCCAAAGATGAAACGTTTTTCATTAAGGAATCTAAGAATTTGGATTTTATGAAAGGTGTGGATCTTGAAAAACACTGGGCATCTGCTTCAGAAAACACGAAGAACGCGATTTGGCAATATATTCAGACATTATACATGCTCGGTACAACCATTAGTTCTATCCCAGAAGATACACTTTCCATGATTGAAAAGGTTGCAAAGCAATGTGCCGATAAAATGGGTGAAGATGGGAGTGAACTCGATGAAACTGCACTTATGAAAACCATGCAGGGCATGTTAGGTGGTATGATGAAAAAATAAACTCATTATATATAAATGGCGTCTTGGTTCGAAGATCCAAAACAATTAGTTCGCGTAGACAAAGTTCACGAATTTTGGCCTTCAAAAACACAATCTTCAGCAGACCGTGTTAATGCAACAGCACGTTTTATCATTTATGCGACGTGTATAGTGTATCTTATACGCAGAGACCCTCGCATTTTTGTATTGGGTGCAACCGCACTCGGTGTTCTTTATATAATGGAAAAATCGAATATGGTAAAGGATAATGCTATTAGACCAACAACGGTTTATAACAACGCAGGTAAAGAGTGTTCTATGCCAACGAAGGATAATCCAATGGGAAACGTACTCATGTCTGATTATGTCGATAGACCAGATAGACCCCAATCGTGTTATTATCCAACGGTAAGAGAACCAGTAAATAACTATCTCACTAGTGACATTAAATATGGTCCAGCCCGATCACGATCAGCCATGCCCGAATATCAAAGAAATGCTTTATCGAGACAATTCATAAGTATGCCAGATACATCTATAGGTAATACACCATATTACGAGTTTATCCATGGTAAAAGGGGTAACACATGTCGTCAGGATCCAAGATTATGTGATCCAGACGCGAGAGGTGTACAACTCGAGGCGTTTGCGGGACTCGATCCAAATGGGGATAAGAGAAGTGGTATGCACAGAGGTTCGGGATTAGCCCCTTAATTTTAAACAATTTAACAATAAAGTAGTAGATACTCGATTTCCATAAACAAAATCTTTTGTAATAATAAATGGCGTATCAACTCCAACCAGGAATGAAAATGGTTCAAGATCACGCGGTTCCATCCGTATGCGCAACTGAAGAAGTTTTTGTATATCCTCAGCCCAGTACTCTTAACTACGGCTCGAGTCGTCCAAATACCATGATCTATGGAACAGCTCCATACATGGCTGGTAAAGGTGCACCAGCACAATACATCGAAACATCCGACCAACTCAGACCACAATCGACTTCCCAGTTTAATAAGATTTTGGCAAAAACGTATGAAAGAAACTTTCACCCACTTCAAAATGTCGAATGTAAATTACCACTTAGAACAAAAACGTATGAACCCATGAGTACGCGTGCCGAAACCCAAAATGGTTTGTTTCAGCAAAGATACCTCAATAAAAATCTCGCTAAGAAATAAGAATGGCTGATCCTATATCTATAATGGCTATAGCCGGTTTAGTTTATGCCGGGAGAAAATTAAGTAAACCAAATGAAACGTATACAGTGGAAGGTAATCCAATACAAGAACAGGAAGTCGTTTCGGACTTTTCAGATCGGGATGTCGTTATTCAATCTGAATATCTGGGACCACTTTCACCATTAGTCGAACCATCGTATACGTCTAAAGAAGAAATTGGGTCTTTCGCCGAGATTGCTCCACAAAACCGTTCCTCTGGCGGTGAAGTGTTAAACATGCGAAACAGAATGTATGACGCAGGTAGAATGAATAACTTATCCCCAGTTGAAAAACAACTCGTTGGTCCAGGTTTGGGTGTTGGTCCAGAAGTTCCTGCGTTTGGTGGTCATCAACAATTGTTTCGTGTGAACCCAGAAAACGTCGGCGCGTATCGCTTAACGACTTTACCTGGTAGGTCGGGTCCAGCGTACGACGCAAAGGGTGGTCGACGTGGTATCGTTGGTGAAGTTGCCCATAATAGACCTGAAAAGACAGCCTTTTTACATGGTCGTCTTCCTCCAGTACCAGGTAGAGCACAAGGTATGTCCGGAAGAACTCCAAGAGGCGAACACGAGAGAACAAAGAGAACGACGAATAGATCCGAAACTGGTTCGAGAACGGATACTTTGGGATACGCGGGTGCTAAGAGGACGGTTTCAGCACTTACTCGTGCACAAGAACCAACCCGAAATAAAGCTGATGGTACCATCGAACAATATCAATACAATAACCAACCTGCCCCAGGTATTAGTAGCTTTATTGGTGGCTACTTAAATACACCAGCGACTAAGATTGGTGAAAAGAGAACATATGGATCGACGCATACTGCCGAAGAACTTATGAAATATGGTTTCAGGCCAGACGATAGACGTGGTAAACCAAATAGAACTGCGGGTCCAGGTCGAATGAACGTTCGTGCCGATGCACTTAACCAAGGTGGTATGGTTACGAGTGTTCGTTCCGATACATCGAGAATTGATGGTAGAGTAAACGCCGCGAATGGTGCATGGACACAACAATACAGAAACAACGATTATCATAAATTCAATGCGTATAAGGGGTACGAAAATCCAAACGCTACAAATATGAGTTTGGATACGGCGAGACGACAACTTGCAAGTAACCCATTAGCTCATAACCTTTCTTAAATAATTAAAAATTATGAGATTTACACTCATTAAAATATTGTTCATATATTTTAATGAAGGTACACACCTTAGATATAGATAGTGGTGAACGGGACCCTGTTTTGTACCCAAACCCAGGTGATTATGTCGTACACCTAAAAAA